TGGGCGTCCCTCCATTCCTCATGATTCTGTTTGCTTCCTTGAGGGAGAACAGCAGTACGCTTACCCTGTCCTTGCCTGTATAGTCAAATTCCGGGAGGGTCCTGGCCATCGGATTGGCCTTCCAGCCACTGTCTCTGAGATTCCTGATGACCTCCTTCTCCTGGTCAGTGAAGATCCTCCGCAGGATCGGTTTGAACTTCCGCTCCCAGGATTCCGTAGAACGCTTGAAATAAGCCCATATTTTGTCCCGGATGGCCTTGGCCCTGTCCTCCTCGGAAATCTCCTCGGATTCGCCCTTTTTTGCCACATGTTGGGCTATTGCTTCCAATTCTGATCCTGTTGGAATTGCTTTTCCTTCCTCGGGCTCAGGAGGAGGTTTGCTGGGGCTTAATATCGGCATGAGGTTCATCGGCGCATTCCAAGTATTTCCCCAAGGCACTGGCGGCCACTTCCTATCTTCCCTGGCCTGATTGATTGTTTTGATACCATTCTTGATCAATATCGCATCCGCATCTGCTCTTGCTTTTTCGTCAGCTTGCAAGGCCTCGATGCCCGTAAGGTCAAAGGCGCATATCAGGTCTGGATCGTATGGCTGGACCAAGAAGGAGTTTATCACATTCGCCATCTTGAGGAGCTTCGGGATCATTGTGTCTTTCCAAAAGATTTGCCTCTGCTCTTTGCTGTTAGCATAGTTTGCGTATTCGAATATCCCTACAAGAGCCGGCGGTACACCGAAAGCCCCGAGGATATCCTCCCTGGTCATCTTCTTGCTTTTGATGAACTGCATATCCTTCTGGCTGATGCCAATAGCTTCCCATTTTACTTTGCCTTCAAAAAGTGCTGTCTTATGAGCATTGGCTACTCCTCTGTGCATTGCTTGCCATCCGGCAATGATCCTGTTCCTTTGTGTCTCACCCAATTCCTGTTCGCTTATCAAGGCTCCCCGGGGTTCTGCGCTGTTGATAAAGAAATTGCGGTTATAAGTATCTGCGTATGTTTGCGTGTCGACAGATATCCGCGCCGCCGATAAAGGTGAAAGCCCATAATAGTCATTTGTAGGATTGAAGTATTTGAAATGAAGAACAGTCGACTTCTCGAGGCTCAGCCATTGGCCACCGCCTATATGATATTTGTATTCAGCGACGAGCTCCTCTTTACTGGGAATGATCTTGACTCTATGTGGATTGAGGGGATAGATCTCGGTAGGTTTGTCACCTACGAACATATCCAGGAGCCAGTAAGCATTGCCGGCAAGCTCCTCGTATGTGAGGGTAGCTTCCTTGAGGTCATAACCACTCATGAAGGGATTGACTGTCTCGAGCAGATGAAGAAGTGGATGCTCGGTCACCTCATCCATTACCACCTGGCCCTTATCTTTCCGCTTGCGATAAAGCTTCAGGGGAACACCTGCTCCCTTAGTCGCTATCCGGTAGACGCAGCTGTAGACCCATCCCGCATCCGCATATTGCTGCAGATACTTCTGATAATTCTGAGGAGTGGGCTTACCCATAAATCCGAAGGATCCCCCGGTCATATCCGGCCTGAACACTCTGCCTGCGGCCTTCTGATAACCGAAGACCTCCATTACCCTGTCTATTGTTCGCATGTGATTACCGTCACCCTTGGTCCGCCTTCACCTGCGGCGTGGAATTTCTGGCCATGGATCGCCAGCACCAGGCTATCTGCAAAGTCGGGGCTTAGAAGGCCCCGCTTTTTCATCTCATCTTTAGTCTCTATTTTTATTTGTCCTTTACTTGTCATGTCATATTTCCTGGCCGGTAGCTGGGAGAGTAACTGCTCATTATCTGGGATATCGATATTGTCTGTCTCAAACAATTTACGCATCGCCCAATGCATCTCCGCCGAGAGGTTGAAAAACTGCCCTGGGTCCTCCGCTTTTGCTCCAGCATTCACCGGCTGGATCTTATGCCCTTCCTCATGCAACCTGTCTGTAACTCCGCCGCCTACTCCAACATCGTCGACGCAAGTGCTATATGCTGGGATGTCATGTCTCTGCATCATCTTTACTGTCCACCCTGCTGTCTTCATTGTGTCCTTGCCCTGGAATGCTATGATCTCCTTTACCTTCGGCCCATGGATCGCTGTGAGTACTGTCCAGGCGGTCCCGAACCTGGCCACATCTACGCCGAGGCCTTTGGCTCCGGTTGCTTCCAAATTGGCATTCTTGGCTGCATCTACCCAAGAGAGCAGGATTAGGATGTTTTCCGCCTCCTCTGGGAACTCTGCCAAGACCTTGCTGATATAAAGCGGATTGCTCTCTCCCCAGTCCCTCTTCCGGTCCTCAATCCATCCCCTGGTCACCAGCCCGGGGATCACTTCTTTGCCGGCCACAACATTTGGAGTGATGCTTGCGGGAATATGTATTGGATTCCATAGTGGACTCTTGAAGCAATCGAAAAAGTCTCCTACTGGGCTACCTGGGTTTCCAATAGCCAAGAGCCGGCAGTTATCATTCAGGATCAATCCCTTTGCGGCCTGCCAGAGCTTCTTATTGACCCCTGCAGCCTCATCTATAACCACCAGAACATAAGGCGCATGGAATCCCTGGAACCTCTCGGCTTCACTGGCCACATCTATCCGGGGAGATAATCCCATGGCGAACCAGTCATCGTCGACTTTCAGCTCAGTTGTCAATAGCCTTCCACCCAAGGGCACTCTCGAATTGTGGTAGCATTTTGCTATTTCAGCCCAGAGAATTTTCTCGACCTGTGTCCACGTCGGGGCCAGGGTTATTACTTTACTGGGTTGATGCGTAGTCAGGAACCATAAGCCCACTTCGGCGGCGGATCGGCTTTTCCCGCCACCATAGCAGCTTCTTACTGCCGTATATTTATTCCTCTGAGTCGACATCAGGATCTCTTGCTGCTTTTTCCAAAGCGATGATCCTAAGACCCGATTTGAATAAAAAACAGGATCAGAACATTTTCTTACTAATTCTTTCGCCTGTTTTAGTTCCTTCCTTTTTATCGTTATTGTTTCCATTGACTATATTCACCAATGTCGTCAGGGTAATTCCCGCTCCTTTATGTTCTATCTTCTGTCTGATTCCAAATTCGTCAGGCAATTTCCGTTCAAGATATTTTAAGGAGAATTCAGCATCGCCTGTAAGCCCATCTATAACTGCTTTCCTTGCTTTCAAAACAGGTCCGTGCTTGAGTGCCTGTTTTCGCTCCAGAAATTTAGGGTGTCTTTTCTGATATTCATATAATGCTGAAGGGCTGATGTCGGCGAAAAAGCAGGCTTCCTCATCTGTCCCATCGATGCCGAAAACTTGCTCCAATTTCTGGAGAACAACTTCTGCGTTTTTGCCATCAAAAAGTTTCCTCCCTGCCCTCTTTTTCTTTTTCTTAATGCCTCGCTTTGCCATTCAACCTCACCGCTTTCTTGCCTGTAAATTCTTGCCACCTGCGAATTATCACATCACAATAGATAGTGTCTATTTCCATCATATAGCAGATGCGGTTTAGTTGTTCACAGGCGATTAAAGTGCTTCCACTACCACCAAATAGATCCACCACAATATCATCCCTATCGCTTAATACCTGAATATATGGGATTAAAATCTCCCTAGGCTTACAACCTTTTACAATATCTTGACCAGTTTCTTTATAGTTAGCGGTTTTACTTTCTATCACATCTCCGATTGATTTCCCGCCCAAGAAATTCATCTTTGCAATTTTCTCGTTAAATTTATATTTCCCTGATGCACCATAAATACAGATATCATAATTGGTATAAAAATTTTTCCCTGTATGCCCATGCATCCTCCCTCTTGTTACCCAAATAATAACATTATGAATTTTCCAATATCTCTCCATTGCTTGCCATAAAGGAATAATGTTTCGCCAAAACTCAAAAATCAAAATATTAAAATCTGGCTTTTGAATTTCCTTAATAAGCGAGAACCACTTTTCATACTCGACACCTTTAATCTTATATTCCCCATTTTGTAATCTACCAAAACCAGTAATTCCTAAGTACGGCGGGTCAGTAAACACCATATCCGCCTTTCTGCCATTCATTAACTTCTCAACATGTTCCCTCTTTGTCGCATCCCCACATAGCAACCTATGATTGCCTAATCTGAATAAATCCCCTGACTTAATGCCTACCTTTTTCCTAACTTCAGGCACATCATCGGATCCACTATCCCGAACTCCGTAATGCTGGCCTTGAGGTCGTTACATTCCTTCTCGTTGGCCTGTCTCGGGTTGTATTCCGAGAATCTTAACTTGCTAATCGGGACTTCTTTTACCTGCATAAATCTCCTTCTACTGCCTCCAGTATTTCCAGTGCAGCCGGATGTGGACCGGTGGGGTTGCTCCCGCATCGATGGACATGTTGCTTGACTGGATTTCTTCAGTCCTTGATGCACCCCTGACTACTGTGCCCTGGTTGAAGTCTTCCATATATCCCGTAAGCAGGAAGTTCGTACTAACCGGCGTGGTAGATACCCAATTCACATAAGCAGGCTGCGTGGTATAGTTCACTGTGTAAATCTCATTGGTGATCCTGTCAAACTCAATTACGGTGATCCCCGTGGTTGTGATCACCTGCCAACCAACCTCATTACCGGATGCTCCTGTCCCGTCCGCTCTGGCGTTATCGCCAGCCAGACAAAGCAGCCCAATCAATATGGCCACAAATAAGATTTTTCTCATTCTCGTATTTCCTCCTTGTGGTATGGGATAAATATAATTATGCCCTTATTGTGTTCTATGTGAAACATTGCATCGAGCATCGGGCAGGATTTTTGGTCATCACCCATGGCAGGATATCGCCAGGGCTCATTGAGGCTGGCCCATAGGAGCTTATTCTTCTCGAAATAGTCGAAAAGTTTGCGCAGGGTTTCCTTCGGCAGGTTCAACTTCTTCGATAGGGATTCGATCACTTTGTCATCGATGGACAATAATCTCCTCCTATTTGTGGCATAAAAAAAAGGGGCTACCGCCCCGATTCAGTTTTTGCTGAATCAAGGCAATAGCCCCCGTGATTTATCTGTCAGGGCTGCAATATTCTATTGTCAATAATAGTTTACTTCACGCTTTTGCTTTTGTCAAGATTTTTCTTTTTTCTCATATTCTTCATACCAGGATGTCGGCCCGCCAGAAATTGTTACCTTTACACATTCCCCGACTAATTTCACTTCAAAAGTTAAGACCCCGCTTTTCTTCCGTTTTATCTCGCGCGCTCTTTCAACCAGTTCTTTTTCCCAGTCGCCGTCAGGCTTCCCCATAAATCTCCTTGACAAATTCTTTTTGAATTAGTAAATTTGTTTGGGGTCGCCACCCTGTTTTATTAGGGGGACAGCTTCTCTCCAAAACTGCCCCCCGGTTACCCCTTCAATTTTTCCTTACCTGATCACCTCCCTTTCTTACCTTTCTTATTTGTTTCATAATAATAAATAACCAGCGCAAGACATGACCAAAGGTCAGCTTTCACCCCATACAATACGCCCGGATTTTTCTTATTCCCGATTGCTTTTTCTTTCCCGCCGAACCGGTCCAGTATCACCTGTCTTATATTGCTGTCTTTGGCTTTTGTCGAATTGCAAAAATGGAGTTTAATTTCCCGGCGACCAACCTGAATCGCTGGGATGGGTCTGTTATCTGCCCTCTCCAAAAACCTGCCAATAGCTTTAGCAGTTTCAAAAACGCTTTCACCAACAGGCATTCCAAAGCACTGAACATTCTCTATTACTATTATGTCTACCATAAGCGTTGGAGGGAAGTCTGTATTAGGGAATATTCCCTTTTCAATAATCTTTTGAAGTCCTGTGCTCCATGTTACCCACCAACTCTTTTCGGGCCCGGGATCTATGCCTAAAATTATCATTCCTTCGCTGCTCCTTTCTCAACATAGTTTATCAAATCAGGATCAACCTCAGGATCAATCCATTCTTTTTTCCTGGCTTTCTTTCCTATCCTCTTGCTCACATTCGCCGGGTTGTCCAGGTCCGCGAACATGTCCGCCATCCTGCCATCAGCATCCATGCTTGCAATAACATAACACAGAGCTCCGCCGATGCTCGCCCCGATATACAGCAAGATAACTACCCTCCAGGCATTCGTCCAGCAAAATTCCAAAAACTCCATCATCTTACCTCACCTCCTTAGTCGTTGTAACTAATTTTCATTTTTGCTATTTTCATCTTGGTGAAAATATAGTTCATTGTTACAGGTTTTTTACTATGCCAGTAGCACTTATCCAAATGTTTAAGGCATTTCTTTTCAAATTCATAAAATGTCGGATTATCAACATCAAGGAATTCCTTCCCACAAAGTGGACAGTTATAAACTAATATAGCGGTCTGCCCCTGTATAGAACGCCGGAGAAAACAATAGCCAAAAATATCCTGCAAAAATCCCCACTTCGTTATGTTGTCCAAAGTTTTTCTTCTCATTCCGGGAACTCCCGCCATAACCGATGTAAATTCATCTTTTTCCTGATTGCTATGCCCCTACTGTTCAATAAGCTAATCAGGTTTCTTACCTTATCAGGCGATGGCTCAGCTAAGCCAGTATTCTTAGAGTCAGCTCCGATATTCACAAATGAGGGATATACTTTTGTTATCCAGTCAAACAAAACATCAACATCAAAATCCATTATAGGCTCAATGGTGATAAAAATTTCAGTGTTGTCTCTATAAGAATCAAACTCTAAGAACTTTCTAATACCCAGAAATCTTTCTTCTGGGCATGGCGCTTTGCTCTCTTTTACATCCCTGTTGGTTTCTATTGTAGTGCCTATCAGGAATTTCTTAGGGAAGTAATCTCTGAACTGATGCGCCCTTCCAGGGTTCTTAGTCTGAAAAATATAAGTGTTCTCTTTATACTGGTTACAATGAGCAAAAATATCTCTTATCCATTCTTCCTTAACACCTTCAGCAAACATATCGTTCATATGCTCAATAAAAATAATTCTTCCTGCTCCATAATTAACCCCTAACTCCTCTCTAATAAGCCTTACTTCGCCCTGATACCTTCCGCTAACTCCCCGGGGATTTCTTTGGACATAGCAATAATAACATCGATGCGGACATTCTCCACCCAGATGACTGTGCATGTGGGTTATCCAGTCGTACATATTACCGTGAGATATTTTTAATGGCATCTATTCCTCCTTTGTCCTATTCACTTCTTCCCCCTTGATTTGTAACTTCCCCATAATCTTAAATAGTAATAGAGATGGAATCTCGCACTTGACCGAATCCATCGCCTAATCCAACTTATGGAGATTTTATTGGCACGACAAAATTGGCTTATCTCCTTATAACTTCTACTAATCACATATCTCTTACCATTCAAAGAGATTCTCTCAATCATTTCTTTGCCTCTTTACCAAATAAATCCTCAACAAAGTTCTCATTTACTATCTTTAGTGCATCGTCCATACTATCAGGAACAGCCTGCCATTCCATTAAATAACGATTAAATAATGCGTCATAAAGTTCCCTGTTCTCTTTTCTCAACAACTCCCTATTTCTACAAAAAAGAAACTGGATAAAGTAATCCTCATAAACTTTGATTTTTTCTTCTGTTAGTATCATTTCTTCCCCTCCTTTCCTCTTAATTTTCTCCATAACCAGTTCCAAAATATCCCATTGAAATAAATAAGTATAAGGATAACTACAACTCCCAACACTGCCCTGCTAATCCATTCTATAACTTCTATCCATCTTGGCATCACTTTATCCTCCTATTTAATTCTATATCTATTTTTTCTACAATCTTCTGGTTTATCTCTAACCGTTCCTGAACAGAGCCACCGCTATACTTGGTAATTCCTAATCGTAATGCCATCTTGCAATTTGTTATGTCCAAAAGACTTTCCTGCTTGTCTTTCAATAATTCACCAGTCGGTATCTCAATAATTTCCATCTCATCCCTCCTTGATATATACATCTGACTCTCTCAACAATTTAAGGATTTCATCAGTAATTTCTTTCCATTGTTTGGAACTAAGATACTTCCCTTTTGCGACCCACCTCTTAACTTTACCATCAGGGGTTTTAATAGTTATCTTATTCATCTCATCCCTCCTCTATCCACTTATTCTTCCGTAGATATATCAGCATCTCTGTCATTGCGTTTGCGAGATTATCGGCATATTCAATAATAAAATCACACTCACCATTTCTGTATTTAACTTCCCATTTACCTGGATTAACTTTCCATATTTCCAAAAACCATTCACTTCCTTCGTTATCTATTATCCGGGCTGGCAATCTCTCTCCTAGTTCAGTAACGGTAGGGGCATAGCAATCTTTTTTACTTATTCCATAACCCCTCCCGCATTCCAAAGTATATTCTTTAAGACAAGAGTCTTTCCCATTATATTGCCAATACCATAAACATTTCTGCTTCTCTCCTGATTTTTTAAGTCTTTGGGCTAATTCCCGACTACAAACTCCGTCTTCTTTTTCCATTATCCCTCCTCAATACTCTTAATATAGTCGGCAACACCTTCATTGTAACCATCTATATTATGTCTGCCTTCCATATTTTCCAAAGAGATATATTCTTTCTTCTTCGGCTTCCTGCTTATCGCCCACTTCTTCCTCTCGGATTTGTGCCAAGAAAGGACATTATCAACTAATTCATCTATTTCTGGGTGAGTCAATGGGTATTCGCTTAATTTGTTTCTAACTATCTTCCTCAATTCATCACTCATTTCTCCTCCAAATCAATTTTTTAAGGACAAAAGGAATTCGTATACTTCTTCCAGACAACTCTGACTCCAAATAGTATCCGGGGCAGGCTCAAAGACATATTGTCTCCATTTACCATACCAGTAAATCTTTCCCAGTATTGATTTGTCGTATGCTTGAGAATTGTCGGCAAGGATATGCACAGACAAAACTCCATAAACTTTTGTCTTTGGCTTTTCCTTTATCACTTCAAATTTAAGATGGGTCATTTAGGTCTCCTTAAATCTTTGCAAAATCAACTGTTTCCGAATAATAACCATTAGACTCGCCATACCACCTAATTGTTACAAATCCTTTAGCCGTAGCAAGTTTGTAAAAAGTCCAAGTAAAACTATCTTGATATTCTGGAATCTTTATCCCTTTTGGGTTAAAATCTTGTTCGTGTATTACTTCCTCTGCTTGAATAATTGGAGACCCTATTAAATCATTCAAATCACCAATAATTTCTTCAATAGTTACTGATTCACAGCAATCTGATTCGTGATAAAGTTTATACTTTTCTCCATTAGCCAATGTAAAAATCAATTCTTCATTATCGAGATTTTCAATCTTCGATAAAGTCTTTCCAAGTAAATCTTCAAATTCTTTTTTCATTTCCTCTCCTCTCATTATTATCCGGCTCAAAGCTAAAACAGGCGAACCCATCCTTTGTTGTCTCCCTGTCTGGATTTGGATGTCCACAGTAGCCTTTTTTATTGAACCTGCAACCTGTCCTTGTGCAGTAGAATTTTTTCATTGATATCCTTTCAGGGCTGTCGGCAGGATTCCCCACCACTGCTCCACAATATTACAATCTGGGCTTTGCTTCTCTGCTTTAGTCTGTGCCTCTCGGCATAGATATCATATCTGGACAGACACGAGTTTGGATCGCTTAAGCACCCAATACTTACCTGGCGCCAGCACGCCACGACAGCCCTTTATTTATATTCCAAGCTTCAATCCCATCTGTACCCCTACCGGCCCAGCCTCCGGATGCCCACTGCGCCAGTCAGCAATCCAGTCGGCAATCTCGTTCCAATCCTTGCCCAGGGCCTGCCGGAGAGAGATCTGCTCATCCGAATTGTGGATCACCTGCCCCTTCTCGATGGTCACTTCCCGGCTCACCGTTACGTTTTCGGAGAGAAACCTCTTTGCCGTCCCGGTCAAGACATAGATCCCCTGGTGCCACCATTCCGGCCTCTGGTATAACAGGCCCCAGTGCTTAAGGTCTCCGAACCTGGTATATTGCGGAGCCGAGAGCTCCTTGGCGATGTCCGATGAGAGCACAACATCATCCAGGGTCTCGGTCTTGAACGCGCTGTCTTTAGTGCCCCTCTCGGTCCTCCAGGTCACGGTCTGCGTGCGTGTCCGCTTTACCGCCTCAATGAACAACCGGGCCATGTAGCCCTCGAAAACCTTTATCCCCTTATATTCCTTTGTATTCGGGCCCCGTATCTTAACTATCTCCTTCTCCAGGCTGTCTATCCGGCACCAAGGGCAAATGCCCGGGTTCGATTGCTCATGCTTGTGGCCACATTCTCTTTCCATTCTCTATTGTGCCTCCTCCAAAAAATCCTCTACTTCTTTCTCAATCTGCAGAACCGATGTCCACAATCCGCCATACCCGTTTTTCACAGCCCAGGCAAGCAAAGTTATCTGTTGCGATTCGTCCTTCCAGTCTGGGTCTTGCAAACTCGCTTTTTCGGCTAACCAGTAAAATGTCCTTTCCTGAAACTGCGCGATCCCATAACTTTTCCCCTCATCTCCCCAGATTCCATCATGCTTCCCGGAACTCTCCCTCTGGATGATTTCTCCCAGGAACCTTACAAATAAGATATCGGCCTCGATCTGCTGGCGAACCTGCCACTCTGCCCGCTCAACTTTCCGGCCATGCAGAATCCCAATCTGGATCAGGATAATGGCAACTGTCCAAACTGCTACGATTTTGATAATCCTCTTTTCCCGTTTATTTAGGCCTTGAATTTCAAACCTCATTCTTTGCCTCCTTTTCCGGCCTTCTCTGCCAGCTCGCGCTGTGCTTTCTCTGCGCCCTCTTTTGTCTCCTTGGCATATTCTTCTTTGCGTTTCCTGCCAGCCATTTCTTTTGCCTGTTCGGCCCGGGCCTCCGTGATCCAATTCTCAAAGTTTGTGGGCCTGAACAGCGTTGATGGGCGCAGGTATTGATACCTCTCTGGATCCTTGAGCCACCTCTTAACTCTATTGTCTACCACGAGCTTACATTCCTCTACTGTGCGTCCTTCGCTGTACCTTGTTTTAAGGAATTTATCTGTGACCTTACTGACTATCGGGAAGTTCTTTTCCACTGCCTTGTTCAGATATTCGATTATTATGGTTTTGTATTTGGGGTATGAAAGCGAGTGCTTGTCCAAGGTGTTATCTGTAATAGTATCTGTAATGTCTGTAGGCGCGGGATTTCCTTTATTCTTATTGACTGATTTTGATTTTTCGTTCCCTGTTTGGGGAACATTCATTCCCTGTTCAGGGAATTTCTTTCCCTGTTTGGGGAATAGCTGTTCCCCGTTTGGGGAATTTTCTTTCCCTGTTTGGGGAATAAGCGTTCCCTGTTTAAGGAACGTTTCTGTGACCGGGAGCTTGATCCCGACCCATTGCTCATAGTCCTTCTGTAGGGAATATTTCCCGTCCTTTTTGGCGATTATTCTGCGGGCCTGGAGCTTCTTTAAGGCATCGCAGACATGAGGCTTTGACATACCAGTGAGCTCCGAAAACTTGGCAAGCAGTATGCCCTTTTCCTTCTGTCGCCAACCGTATGTCTCCTTGATTATTGCCCACAGTACCCGGTTCTCCTGGGGGCTGAGATTGATCTTCATGAATGCCCGGGCTATCTCGTCAGCAAGGCGAATATAGCCATTCTCAAGTTGAGGCCTGGCCATTTTTTCTCCTTGCTATCTCCCGGTCTCTCCTCCTGCGCTCTTTCTTCTGCTCCCTGGCAAAAATCCTATCCATTACCCTTTTTACTGCCAGGATTTGTGGATCTTTGATTTCGAAGTCCCTTGGATCATTACTCTCATTTTCCCAATTTTGAGACATATTGACCTCCATATCCGGGGACAGGACTTCTGGGAGGAAACCTGCCCCCGGTGTCTCCGGCCCGTGGCCCTATTTAGGAATGGCCAGCTTGCCGCTCCTGGCCAGTACTTGGCAATCAATGCAGAAAATTGCGCCGTTGAATTCCTGTTCGGAATACCTCGCCTCCTCATCAGATACTTCTAACTGGCATTTCGGGTTCTCGCAAGGGAAGGTTTTTGCCTTCTTCTTGCCAGCAGGCTCCTTCTTTTTGGCCTCGGTCTTTGCCGGCTTACTCTCTTTGTTCTTCCCATTGAGTATCTTCTCGACACTAACGGGTTCTTCCTCTTGCTTTTCCATCATGTCCGCACGGATCTCCTCGGGGCTTGCTTGTTTATCTTCAATGCTGTGTTGTATGCCCTGAAGATGCGCGATGATCTCGGCAGTCCAAGAGGCCTTTGGCTGACCTGTGTAGTTGACCAGTAACTTATCTGTGATACCCTGCCCCGCAAAGAACTCAACAATACGCTTAGTTGCCTTAGCCAATCCTTCCTTGTTTATATCTTTCACCACTGCCAACTTGGCCAGCTTGACAGCCCCATCTACTAACCATACCGGGAGGGACTTAAGGATTACATTCCTTTTTGCCTTGCTCTGCCCGATCTCGAATTTAATGTTTTCCTTCCGTGCATCATCATATTGTCCGGGAAGGTCTCCAGTCCTGTCATACCTGAATAACCTCTGGTTAGTGAATCCAGTCTCAAGGTCTATGAATGTTGCCGTAAACATCCAGCAATCCTCTGTCTCCTCGACAGTTATAGGAGTAGCCACATTACCCCAAATTCTGGCCAGGGCAGTCGCAAGCCCAATCGACCCACCTTCAATCTTTTTGCCTGCTGACTTGCCTCTTTTAATGGTCCATCCATAGTAGAAATTTGCCCCACCGAACTGACACTCCGTCTTGGCTGCCTCAAGAACTTTATCGAGATTCCTGGGTTTCTGAACAAAAACCGCCGTTACATACGGAGTCCCGGCCTTAACCAAGGCCTGCCCTCTCAACAGAGGCATCTCAGGGACGGTTATTTCTCCCCCTTTTTCTTTTCCTTTTTCTATCATCTCTTTCTCACCCCCTTTTTACGCAATGTACCCGCCGCTGCCGTCAACGGAGCAATCACAAGTATCACACCATAGTAAGACTTCGTTATCTCCGTCTACCTCTCGTAAATTA